GAATTCTTCCTCCTAGCATCTCTTATGCTATTAACCACACTCATAATAAAACTAACTACGAGTATCATGGCTATCCAATGTTCCATTATTCTTCCTCCTCCTTAATATTCTGTTTACTCTTCCACATATAATGATGAATGGCTTCCTGATTTTGTGAAAAATAATCTTTCATTCCTCCTCCTCCTTTGGTTTATCTATTAATATCAAATCATTAACATCAATTATGTCATTTAATAGTTCAACATTCTGTATGGTGTACCACTTATCATCATCATCAACTAAAGTAATATCCCATATAACTGGATTATTAGCCATTATTCTTCCTCTCTTGTTTCTTCTACATCTAATCCTGATGTAGTTTCTAAATGTTCTATCCAGTCACTACCACTCATAGAGTGAACAAAATTCTCTGCGTCCTCATAGTTCTCTCCCATAAAACGAACCTCAACTTTGTATTCGTATGCCATTATTCTTCCTCCTCCACATAAGTTGATTCAATGGTAGGAGATAAAGTTATATCAAAGAAGTCAATATCATCAGACTTCATCTTAAATACTTTTTTTGCTATTGCAGTTCTCTCTTGTTCTGTTAATCCAGGATTATAAGGAACATAAAAACTAGCATTAACTTTCTGTAACCATACTTTATCCATTTAACCTCCTAAGTAAAAGATTAGTACTAATAATATTATTTGTCAACAACTATTTCCATAAATATAAGGAAGACTATCCGTAACTTTTAACTATGGGCTTAGACAAATAGCTACGGTAGTCTCCCAGTACTGTATAAACAAAGGGGTAGTTTATACATATTTATAGATAGCTTGAAGACAACTAGCTTACTTACTCCACGACAGCAAAACATGTGGCTTACCTATGCATAGTCCGTTTATCTCTAAACGATAAATGTCTGCGTCCGTACTTAAACTAAGACTGTTCAGCCGTTGTCTTCAAGCTACCTACTTATGTAGGAAGTAGTTTTACTTACTACCTCCTACATTAGTTGCGTCATTTCTGACTAGCCAATTATGAATGTGCTTTGCTAATCGCTTTGCACCTCTATCATTCGGCTCTATATCGTTGAAGTAACAAGTTTCATCAAATATGTTTCGTGTTTCTAACACATCAACATAGTTAAATTCACTAGCTAGACGGTATATTCTATCGTTCCACATAGATACAACTGTTTCACAGATATTATCTATATCTTGATAGCTATTAAAGTCATAAGCCATGTTCCCGTCATAACAGGTCAATAGCAAAAACTTCCTGCCGTCTTTTTTCAACTGTCCTATTACAGTTTTGTATGCGTCTATATTATTGTCTAGTTGTCTATTTAGAAGTCCGAATAAATCGTTAATTTCTAAATCCTTTGCCAATAAAGGCAACGCATTTTGTAATAAGTCGTTTCCTCCTGCCGATATAACAATATAATCAGATTTGTCATTCGCTTTATCGCAACTGCCAAGCACATCATATATCGTATATCCGTCAACACTTTGGTCGTTGACTAAATCTTTATTGCGTTTTCCGTTAGGAAGTAGCTCTAAGATATAATCTACTGTATTTTTCTTAGACTTAGTATAGCTATCACAATCTAGCACACTATCCCCAAGAAAAGATACAATCGCCTTTTCGTTAACTTTTTGGGAGGTTGTTAACCAATTTCGTAACGGTTGCGTCTTTGCAACGCTATCAAATTGGCTCATATCCTTATTGTTTCCTGGATTAAGGTTATTTACGATACCGTTTTCGTCTGTTTCGTAACTATAACCTGTCCATTCGTCAATGTATGGGTCGTTTTGGTAATCCAAAATTTCCCCCCTTTCTTTCTTAACCAATGCTACCTACTATAGATAGCTTGTAACACACAAGGAAAATTGATATTGGTACAAAGGAGCCAGTCTATGAGTAACTGGTTAAATATCCTCACAATTTTTACCTCTCAAACCCTATGTGCTACAAGCTACCTACTGCTTATAGGTTTAACGAAACAGGGTTAAAGTATCACTTAACCTAATCGCAGTAGATAACCTAATCATTATATAACTGTTGTCGTTATATGTTGACTATTTCTTTATTTTTTTCAAATCCACATGCTTCCATGAATTTATCATGGTTAAAGTTAGCATTCATGTCTTTGAATTTATCAGCTAGTTTCAATGTAAGATAAAAAAGTTCTTCTTCCAACAAATCTCCTTGAAACAAATCCTTTTCCTCTTTCATGCTCTTTATAACTTCTGCAATAGCTCTAAAGTGCTTTCTAGTCATTCTCTCACCCCCTACTTTGTAATCTTTTGCTTATATATGTTAAGCTATCCCAATTTTCTTTATCTCCAATATTATCCATATACTCCAATGCTTGAAGTTCAGCACCCTTTTTCCCCATATCGGTTATAATATCAAAATAGAACATACCTTTTTCCCCTATTTTTCTATAAAAGTAAATATATCGCCAAGTATTTTTATTCATTCTTCCTTTCCTTTTTAATATTCTGTATCTTGAATGAATCCAACTTTATTTCCATTCAGGTCATACAGATTTATGTAATCTTTTTCTTTAATCTCTGGTACATATCTTGTTAATATTCTTTGAACTTCAAAGATTCTATCATTACCAAAGGCTTCATTACCTGTATCTATTTCTATATTAATTATCATTCTTCCTCCTCTATTACTATCTTTGAATTTGGTCTATTCAGCAAGCCTTTCTCTGCTATCCTATCCCAAACTTCTCTATCGTATCCCAACATACTCTTAAACTCTGCTCTCTTATCAGACTTCCTGGAGTGATAAATATGTCTAAGTTGAGATACGGGAGTTTCTTCCCAATTTTCTTTCCTCTTCTGCTTATCTCTTTCTTTTTTACGCTCTAACTCATGTGCATTAGGTTTTCGCTTAGCATTCTTTAACCTCTGCTTAGCTCTACTTTCATCATTGCACCAATAAACTATGGTTGTAGGAGATACTGCAAAGGATAATGCTAGTTCTCTGTTACTGAATCCTAACTTCTTCAGCTCTCTTATGTCATTAACATCTTGTTGAGTTAGCTTGTATCTCTTATCCTTTAAGCCGTAACCATGCATTATACTTCTTCTCCTTTAGCAAGTTTCTCCAGTTGTCCTAATGTAATCTTAAAACTCATTAATCGGCTTCTTTGATGTCCATAGGAACATGCCTTGTTGCATAGGTATTCTTCGTTACCATGCTCATGAGTATATTGGTACATGTTCGCATCAGTGTCATAATCCAATACATCTTCACAGTAGGCACACCCCTCGTCATCAGATTCATTAAAGTAGTTCTCTACTTGCTCATAACCTTTACCGAGTTCGCCTGACTCGTTTAGTTTCTCCAGTTCAGCAATGTCAATTATTCTTTTATCTAATATCTTCTGCCAATCTTTTTTATTCATGTCATCAACATTCTTCATGTTTAGACCTCCCTTTTTTGATACTCCTTATAAGTATCTATCAGCACTCCGTGAACGGATACGAAGTGCTGTTAGATAATTACTTATCCTAATGGCTCGTTACAATTCTCGCATGTGTAGTCGCTAAGGTAGATAAAATCCCCTGCGTCTTCCAATACTTCTCCAGGTATTGCTGTCATACAGTTCATGCAATCTAATCCACTAGACTTATCTAGTTTTAAGTCTTCGTCTTTTAGTCCTGTAATACTTTGATAAAATTCTCTATCTCCGTACATCTTCACTCCTTAGATTCTCTAGATTCTCTATAGATGCATCTATCCATGATTGAATACACTCTTGAAAATCATCTCTTGCACCGTACTTATCGCAATACCACTTGCTCCACTCGGGACTTTTAAGCTCCGTTGTATTAAGCACAGTATTGAAGTAGTGTACGATACCATCTTCGTCTGCAATATACCAATCAGCTCCGTTGAAGAATCTTAAAGTTCCTCCCTTTGCCTTTAGCAATTGTATTCTCTTTAGTGTAAGAAAGTTCATTTCTTAACTCCTTTGTTTATTCAGTACTTATGTACATGCTACTACCTATCAGTTTTAATGTCAACAACTGTTGATACTAATATCCGTCTAGTTCCTAAGTATTTAATAGGGGAAGAGTTCTTAGATTGATTAGTTTAACTTACCGTAGCCTGTTCTTAATCAAAACGGGTACATAACATAGGCATTGTGTGTACATACATAGTCAATTGATAATGCTTGCGTGTAATACTAGGTTTTTTCGTTCTCCAATTCGTGCTTGAATGGTTGTGTTTCAAGGCGTCAGGGTTAAATCGGCACTCCCTCTTTCTATACAGTACAACCTCTTAGAATATGCTGTTAACAGGTACTACATATAGTGGTACTACATGTGGTATGTACCATATAGTGTATCTATTATATGCTTGCTTAACTGCTCCTGAGGGATTTTTCCATAACAGGCTTATAGGGAAGACCCTAAAAAAGAAATATGAGTGAAATTCTTTCGGTAGCCTCGGGTAGTTGGTTTGTGTTTCTACTGTATCGTATTACCGATTCCAACCTTTTGTACTCCTGATGTCCTCTTCACCTGTACTACCTAATTAAATAACACTATTTAATAACTTGTATATTACCAGAACCATGACTAAAATCAAATTAACTAAATTCTAGGATTTCTATCCTTTGTTTAGCCTCCTTTCAGTACGATAACCAATCTGCCCTCTAGCAATAGAGGGTTGGCTCTAAAATGGGGGTGACCAGGTTAGATTTTTGACAGGCAACTGCCAAGGATTAACGCAGGTTCAATTCCTGCCACCTCCACTTTAGGGACGGTTATCATACTGATTAGAAAAAATTTTTTTTTAGCCACCTATGTTATAGTATGTATATGCCTTATACAAAAACAGGAAAAAAGAAACGCTATCCTTCTAAAAGAAAATCTAGAAGATAGTTATGACAGAAAATCGTAAAATCTGCTTTGCAGCAGGTTGCAAAAGACTACTCCCCAGGGGACGTAGGAAGTTTTGCAGTGACAAGTGTTCTAATAGAATACACATGCAGAAAAAAAGAGCTGCTAAAATAGGAAAAGAGTGGAAACAGGATGAAGAGACACTTACTATTCCTAGCGAGATTGAAGCTAAGAGAAACGTACAGAGCCGTAGAGGAACGGTCTATAAGGATATTGTCGAGTCAGGTCTGGCACAAGATATTCTTGATAAGAAGAACACAATCGCTGATGTTGCTAAGCTCCTTAAAACAACTTCTGGAGCAGTATCAATGGCGTATTCTGCTTTCCTGGAAGATAAACAGATTAAGCAGGCTCAGGATACCTGGTCACTACCTCCTGTCGCAGCAGAGACACTCAAAGACTTCTCAAAATTCAGAGACAGATATTTCCTAACAGAACAAGGTTTACCATACGAAACTCCCAAATTTCATCTAAAGTGGATAGACGCACTTTTAGAATCATTAGACGAAGGTGGACAACAAATGATACTGTCACCTCCTCGTCATGGCAAGACAGAGCTACTAATACATTTCACCGTATGGTTGATTTGCAAAAATCCAAATATAAGAATTTTATGGGTAGGTGGAAATGAGGAGATTTCTAAGAATAGCGTTGGTGCTGTACTCGACACTCTCGAAAACAATGAGCTTCTTATTGAGGAAATCTGCGGACCTGGTAGAAGTTTTAAGCCAACGTCTAGAACTGGTAAGACCTGGACACAAAATCAGTTTACCGTGGCTACTCGTACTGTGTCTGGTATTAAATCACCTACGATTGTTGGGCTTGGAAGAGGTGGAAAAATTCTTTCAAGAGATTGTGACCTCATTATCTGTGATGATGTCGAAGACCACAGTTCTACTATGCAACCTGCTTCACGAGAGAACACTAGAAATTGGTGGACAACTACATTGTCAAGTCGTAAAGAAGACCATACTGCCGTAATAGTTATAGGCTCTAGACAGCACCATGATGATTTATACCACCATCTTTTAGATAATGAATCTTGGAAAACAATAGTAGAAGAGGCACATGATACAGGGTGTACGTTACCTGAATGGAACGAAGAAGAACATCAAGAGTGTATGTTGTGGGAAGGTAAGAGAAGTTTTAATTGGTTAATGGATAGAAAGAGAGCAGCAGAAACTACAGGAGGTAGAGCCATATATGAAATGGTGTATCTTAATGTAGCTATGCCTGATGGACTATCCCTATTTGATAGAGAAGAGATTGAGGCATGTAGAAATCAAAGAAGAGCCATAGGACATATACCTCCTCATTCTCAACTTATTGCAGGATTAGACCCTGCCTCAACAGGGTACCAAGCTGCGTTTTTATGGGCTTATGAAAGAGGGAATAATATCATGTACATGGTGGATATGAATAATAGTCTAGGTGGAGGGATACCTCAAGCACTAGACATGATTAAAGAGTGGTTTCTAAAATACAATTGTTCCCATTGGGTTATAGAAGAGAATGGTTTCCAGAAAGCTATTAGACAAGATAGAAGCATAAGAGAGTTTGCATCAAGTCATGGTATCTTCCTGGAAGGACATGAAACATACGCAAATAAATTTGACCCTGTTTATGGTGTTACTGCAATGCGACCTTTATACCAAGAACAACTTATAGACTTACCGTACCAGACTTTAGATGCACAGGAGAAAGTAAATCTTCTAACAAGCCAGTTAGTGTACTTCTCTAGTGCAAAAAATAAGTCCAAGACAATTGGTACAAAAACTGATATAGTTATGGCTAGTTGGTTTCCTATGAGGGCAGTAAGGCGTTTACAAAAAGAACGTCTCGCAGAACTAGGTACCGACTACAAACCAAGCTATACTAATTATGAAGTAAGTAATATAGATAGCGATATTTGGAGATAAATTGCCATACACAGGAGAAGAACTTTTTCACAAAGTAGCAACTTTGAGGAACATGAATCAAGATGCTGCTATTGATAGGAGTAGAATAAGAGATATATTGAATGGTGGACAAAATGGTGTGAAAGCACTATTGGGTGAGAAGTCAGGATTAGAGTTTGCAGAACTACCTGCACCTAACTTGATGCTATCTGCTTTAGATAGATTTGCACAGAAATTAGGCAGAACTCCTGATTTGAAAATTGATGTTTTTAATGAAAAAGATTCAGAGAGAAGTAAAAAGAAAGCAGAAAAACTAGAGAGAATAGTTCATGCTTTAGACAAAAATCAAAAACTACATTTACAATTACCTCAAGTTGGTAGATGGATGCCAGGTTATGGTTTTGCAGTCTGGGTTATAGGCTATGAAGAAATAAACGGAGAACCATATCCTTGTGCAAAATTAAGAGACCCTTTCAAATGTTATCCTGGTTATTTCGGCAACGACCAACAACCTGAAGAACTTGCAATTATACAGCAAGTACCACATGAAGTTTTAGCAAAACAATATCCAAGTGCTAAATCAATAATATACGATACTGAAGATGCACAACAATCAGCACTTGGAATGGTATATACAGAACGTAGTGAGTCTTGGGCTAATTCCAGTGGACAAGGCAAGGTGGTTGTTGAATACATGGACAAAGAAGGAACGTATGTTTTTCTTCCAGAAAATAAAAAAATTATAGACTTTATGCCTAACCCATTAAAAAGTGGTCCTTGTTTTGTTGTTGCTAAGAGATTTTCATTTGACCAGATGCAAAGTCAATTCCATCACATTATCGGACTTATGGCTAATATGGCTAAAATTAATATTCTCGGAACAATTGCTATGGAAGATGCTGTGTTTACAGAGACCAATATTATTGGTGAAATAGAATCAGGTAAATATAGGAAAGGCAGATTTGCTGTAAACTATTTGACACCAGGTTCTCAAGTACAGAAACCTGTAAACAATCTCCCATATCAATTATTTCAACAGGTGGATAGATTAGAAAGACATTTACGATTAGGTTCTGCTTATCCTGTCTCTGATGATGGTCAATCTCCGAACTCCTTTGTGACTGGAAGAGGTCTGGAAGAACTAGGTCAATCTGCATCTATGCACGTAAGAGAATATCAATCAGTTATATCTGACGCTTTACAGGAAGTAGATGCTAAAAGATTAGAGTATGATGTTGCTTTGTTTGGAAAGAAAAGAAAACCAATAGCAGGATACTTAAAAGGTACTGCGTTCAAAGAATCTTATACTCCTGAAACTGACATAGCAGAAATGTACACAACAAGACGAGTGTATGGAGTTATGGCAGGGTTTGATGAACCACAGAAAGTAATAACAGGACTGCAATTAAAACAACAGGGTATTATAGATACACAAACCTTACAAGAAAATCTTGATGGTTTAGAAAATATAACTGCTATTCAACAAAGAATAAATGCAGAAAAAGCAGAGACAGTATTGTTTGAATCTCTTATGGCTCAAGCTGCAGAAGGAAATCCTCAAGCAACAATGGCAGCTATAGAGATAAGAAAAAATCCTCATAAAATGTCAGAGATATTAGATAAATACTATACAGCACAAGGAGAAGAGCCAACACCTGAAGAGTTGGCAATGATGGGAATGGGTGGACCTCAAATGCCTATGGGACCTGGAGGAGGATTACCAGGTATTGACCAAGTGTTAGGAACTTTAGGACAGCAAGGAGGACCTCCAGGTGGATGAACAAGAAGTATTAGAAAAGTTTATGGACATGATTAACCAGGAAGATTGGTCATCAGAAGAGATATTTACAGGAGATAACATTCCTTTAGAAAGTAGGATGCTTATAGCAACTTACTTACTTCCAACTCCTCTTCCTAACTATTTTTTACATATTGACGTTGGATATGAATACAACCCAGACTTAGGAAGGGATATTTATGGCGACTAAATACAATAGAGGAAGAAAATCTAAAGGATTAAAAGAAGCAACAGATATGACAGGTGGAGGTGCTTACGCTGACATTGTTGCTCCTCCAAGAAAAGAAGGAGACCCAACAGGTCAATCAAAAGCATTGTCTGAACAGGCAGGTGCAATAAGCCCAGTTCAAGAAGGTATGCCTGCTGCAGGCGGTATGCCAAATATAAGGGGTATGTCACCTATTAATTTAGGAGGACCAACACAAAATATTAGTGAGCCTAATACTTCAGGGATACCTTTAGGTCCAGGTGATAATGGTGCTAATCTAATACCAACTGATACCGTAGATAATTTTATATGGGCTGCCAGGGAACAATTTCCAGACCCTATTTGGGATGAATTACTTGAATCATAATGGATTACAGGGTACAGTTCTTCGCACCTTCGTTGCTAAAGGAAGCAATAGCTGAAAGCAACCAAGCTAATAAAAATGAAATAAATCAATTTAGAAGAAACATATCTTCTGATGTAGCTGAGAGAATAGCTAATATTTCACATAGTTATCCAACTCTAGATAAAAGGATTGCTGTTTATGGTGCGTTATCAGGACTTGATGCTGATGATGATACTACTTTACGACTTGCTCAAAGACAACAAAAGGCTTTAGAGAAACAACAAAGAAGCATTAGGCAACAAAAAGTTAATCCTCTCAAGAGAGCAACACAACTTAGCTTCTTAGCTTTAGATGCACCTTTTCAAGATATATCACAAAACTTCAAATCTACTGTAGTAGCAGCTCAAGAAACACAAACTCCTTTATCAAAAGCTGTTTTAGGTAATTTAGGAACTGCATTGATACCAGGAGAAGCTATGAGTGAAGCAGCTAGAACTTCAATGTTTGGACAAGAATTTACTGATGTATGGAAACAAACAAAAGAGTCTTATGGAGATACTGAGTTTAGAAGGGTAAGAGATGAGATGAAAGCAGGTAATCCTATTAATTTAGGTTCAGGTATAGCACCTCAATCTGTTCCTTTAGAAGATACTGATACATACAGAAAAGAATTAAAGCTAGGTAGTAGTCCTACAGAAGCCTATGAAAGAGCCAGACAAGTGTATGGAACACCAATCACCGAAGAATTTGAAAGAGACGAGTATAGATATAAATACACGACTCCATCTGGAGAAAGAATACCTATATCTCCTGGTCGTATAGTTGCAGGACAATTTAGTCAAGAAGGAGATATTTCTTATGCTTTAACCAGTACGATTATTGACGGTGCTTTTAGGTTAGGTGCAGACCCAATTAACTTGCTTTTAGGATATGGTTCTGGAATTAAGACTGCAGGACAAAAAATAGTATCAAGAGCTGCAGTTGATGATTATGTGAGGAATACACCCCTTATTAAAAGAAGTCTGAGAACATTATCACCTGGAAAAAAAGGTAAAGAAGCAAGAAAATTTACATTCGGTAAAACTGCAGAAGAGATATTAGAAAGTAAATGGGGTGACGATTTTATAGATGCTTTAACAAAAAATGATTCCGTATCAAGATTAAGAGACATACCTACATTTCAAAAAGTAGATGCAGGGGTTTTAAGATTACTAGCTCAAGTTAAACATAAAGAATCTATGAAAGAGATTGTTAAGAGCTTATTAAAACATGGTGATTTATCCGATTTAATGGTTGCACCGTACTCAGGACAATTTGTTGGTAAAGAGATAGCTGAAGCTGCTGCTCAAACTCCTTTGACAAAACTTCCAATGAGAAGAATGGTTGTATCAGACTTGGCGGATACTTTAGCTAAGAAATTTGCAGGTGAAAGTATAGACATAGCACCATTAAGAAAAACAATAGGTGCCTTATTAGGAAAAATGAAAAATGACCCATTCGCAGGTGTCGTTGGTATGGGGGGTATATTAAGAAATGCTTTACCTAAATCAGCTAGGTTATTTAGGTTAGCACCTAGTAAGTTTGCTTCTCTTAAATACTTACAAGAAACAGTAGAAAATATTGATGGTCTGTTAGTGACAATGGGGGAAAGTAATGAATCAAGAGATAGGTTTATTGCAGGAGTATTAACAGCAAAAACAGGAGATGATTTAGTAAAAGTTGTACAACAAATGAATAAAAAAATAGTTAAATTCATTCAAAAAGAAAACCCTGATATATCTGATGTAGATGCAGAAATATTAACTGAGGTAGTTAATGTCCAAGCATCAACACACCAGGCAACAAGAAAATACTATTACGATAAAGATGGATATGCTATGGCTTTTCCAGGAACCAAATGGGAAAAAATTACTAAAGAAACTATAGAACAAGCAGTTGAGGCAGGAAGAGATGCAGATACAATATTACATGAATATCACGCCCTTCCAACACCATTGGGTATAGGACAGTTTGCAGAACATTTCATACCATTAATGGATTATCAAGAACTAGCAAAAGCTGCAGCTAGTCATAGAAGACTTGTTGGAAGAGACCAAACAAAACTAAGAATGTTAGTATCTGATGTTTGGAATAAACCAGATGTTTCACTAACTAAAAAAATACTTACACAAGCTAAATTACCTAAGAGAGGATTTACAAAAAATTACAAAACAGGGAAAACATCTTTAGCACCGAAAAATATGTTGGAGTATGTGTATAGCGACTATTTAGTTAATAGGTTATTAAAACCTACATGGATGTTGAGGTTAGCCTTGGCTGTGAGGGTTCCAGGAGAGGAATCTGTTCGTATTGCTTTCAATGGTGGTCCAAGTGTATTTAGACATCCTGCGTTATTAGCTTCGTTAAAAGGTATGCCTGAAACATTAGGTGTTGGAAGATTTAGAGTTAAATTACCTAAAAAACCAAAATCAATACAAGTAAAAGGAAGCATGGGTGAGGAGTTATTCGCTACAAGAATATTTGATGATGAGATAGATTCAGTAGCAGAATTAATAGGAAATCCTGAACTAAAAGAAAAAATAACACGTCTTGGATATGACGAAATAGAGAAAGTTATAAAGACTATGAGACTAAATGTAAATCCTGCAGGACAAGTAGGAGAGAGCTTTTTGGCTTCTTTCTTAGATGGTAACACCATGACAGACTTTGCTTTTGATGAAATTGTAGGAAGTGATATGCGTAAACTAAAAACACAAAGACTTAATGATGCTGACATAGAAGACATAATGGGTCCTCTAAAAAGTAGAATTGGACAACAGATAGAAGGAACACTCACAGGAAATGATTTTATATATCCAAGAGTACCTGTCGCTAAGTCTGCAAAAATACCAGAAGGTAGCAGTTCTATATCCATAGCACCGTATAAATCAACAAAAAGAGAATGGGATTCCACTGTTTTCTCTGAAGGTATAGATAATGTTGAGGGAATTATAAGAAAATATATTAATGACCCAGAGATAAAAGCATTGTTAAGAAAAGAGGGACATGTATTACAAGTAATAAATACTGATGGAGTTTTACAGTTAAATGTCGGTGTTAATTATGTAAATAAATTATCAGGAAGTAAAGATGCACAGCAAGCATTAATTAATGCTTTAACTGTAGCTATAAAGGGACATGCAGATTCTGTTTACTTAGATGATTCAGTTGTAAAATTAATAGCTAGTGACAGTCCAATTAATAATCTACTTACACCTACACGAGACTCAAGTATATGGAAATTAAAGGTGTATAACAAATCAGTTGGAGATGTTATTGATATGGATACTCAAGTACATAGAGAAATACTTGAATACATGTTTGATAGTAACTTTAGGACAGCAAGAGCAATTATTTCTAAAAAAGGTGGTTATGCACAAGCTGCACCTTCAGGTTCATTCTTTAATGCTGACAACTATTACAAACAAGCAATGGCAGAAAGTACCTTAATGAAAAGATTTAGACCAAATTCTTCTAACCGTGGTGATTTAGTAGATTACGATATGGCATGGAAAACAGATGCTGAAGGAAACGTTACAGACGATTTTTGGAGTGGTTGGATACACGATATGATAAATAGAGCATCAGACCCTCTATATGTTGTAGTTGCAAGAGATGGTGTGGATGGTGCTTTAGAATATTTTACAAAGACATCTCAAGGAAAAAGATATATAGATGATTTGATTAGAAATTCTGATGACCCACAAATTAGACAAAAGTATTTAAGCACCGAAGAAGGAATTAGAAGGTGGTTAGAATCTGCACAATATGAAATAGCTAGATTACAAGGAAATAATACAAGAAAAATATTTGGAAGTAATAATAGACCTATATCAGAAGCTCAGGCTAGGCAAATAATGTTCAAAGAAGGTGGGGAAATACTCTTTCCTAGATATGAAGCTGATTTATCCGAAAGTTCTAAAAAGATTAAAGACTTTATTGCTGACGGTGGATTCTTAGAGGGAGAGGATTGGCTAGAACTAGCTGAAAAATGGTCAGTTGCTAATTCTAGTAACCAAAAATATCAAAAGAATTTTATGAATAAGATGAAAAAGCTATTCAAAGAAGAAATTCAAGTTTTGGGTTTTGGACCAAAGAGACAGGCATTTAATAGAAATCCTCAATTTACTAGTATGGGAGAAGCTACGGGTTCTGTTATACAGAAATGGGATGACATGATAGGTACAGGGTACAGTAATTTACTGGCAAAACCTTCAGATTACTTAAACAGAGACCCATTGTTTAGATGGTCTTTTTATACTCTAGCAGAAGACATAATTCCTCTTATGACAGATGATGTTAAAAAAGAGTTTCTAGTTGGTGCTAAACCTTGGGTAGAGGGAAGTAGTCTGTGGGATGATTTAGTTAGAGCATCAAAAATACCAGAAGGTGAAAACTCTGTAACCTCATTAGAACAAGCAGAAACATTGCTTAAATACAAAGCTATGGAAGAAGTAAAGAATGTTTTATATGCAAGTAGTGATAGGCATGTATTGTCTGATGTTATGTCTACGTATGTACCTTTCCCTGAAATATGGCAAGAAGTCTTTAAGACTTGGGGTAAATTACTTGTAGAAAATCCTGCTAAATTCAATAGAACAAGAATAGCTATTGACAGAGGGAAAGAAGCAAAGCCTTGGGATACAGACAATGCCTTCTTTGAAACTGACCCTGTTACAGGGGAGTTGATGTTTAATTATATAGATGTTATGAATGTTATGACATTCGGTATAACAACTATACCAGGTCAATTAGGGTTTAGACCATTACAGAGTGGATTGTTAGGAGAAGACTTAACAGATGAAGGTGTGAGAGTAAAACCTTATGGATTCTTAGAAGGTCTTAACCTTATTGCCGCAAATGGTTTCTCTCCTGGTTTTGGTCCTATTGTTACAGTACCGTATAAGGTATTTTCAAAACTATTGACGTTTCCTCGTTTTATGTCTGATTTTCTATTAGGAAACTTTAATCAACCTGGTGGTTCTACAAACTTATTGGATGAATTGCCTGGTTATGCGAAATCATTTCTTATGAAAAATCCATTTGCTAAAGGTACAACAGAAGAGATAGATGCTTCTTACGCAAAAACAGTAATGGATATATATATGCTTTATTACTATGCAGGAAAATGGGACCCTGAAGATGAAGAGTCTATGAAGATTGCTTTACAGGAAGCAGAGGCAGTAGCAGCTAAACATTGGAGAATCAGAGGTTTAGCTCAATGGGCTTTTCCAACTGCAATACAGCCAAGGTATCAAGTAGAAGATAAAAATGGTACTTGGTGGGGAATAGAGGTATTATCAGAGCAATACCAAAAGATGCTTGAAAGTAATGATTATGATTACTACGTTACTACTCAACAATTTATTCACAAATATGGATTGAATCCTATACCACTACGACAAACTAAATCTACAAAAAAAGGTAGGTATCCTGTAAGAGTAGAATCTTATGAACATTGGCAGAAAAAAGAAAACAAAGCATTAATGGAGAATTTTCCACAGACGGCTATATACACAAAGATGGATAGTTGGGATGATGAATTTTCTTACCCTGCATATCTAGAAGGTTCAGACCTATTAACTAAGAACGACTACAAACTTGCAATAAGTCAATCTCTACTCAAGTTTGAATTAGAAGAATTCAAAGAACAGTTAGTTAAAGACAGAACACTAAATGATAATACAAGACAAGAGAAGTACACCGCAGAAAGAGAGAGATTAGAAAAATCATACGGTGTAATAAGTTATGGCAATATAGGTGTTGCTGTTTCTAGAGCAGCTTTTGAACAGAGATTAATAGAGTTTGGTCAATGGGAAAACGAACCGTTGCTAAGAAGTTCTCCAGAATATATTCCATTACAACTGTATTTGAATAAAAGAGATGAAGCTATAGATGTATTATTAAATGGTGGAGAATTTGAAGGTGTTGTTGTTGGTCGGGGTGGTGTTCCTAATAAAAAAGCAAGGAACTTAAAAGGTACCAATGAGTACACAGTTGATGTTAGAATAGCATTAGACAAATTTGCAAGAGAATTAGCTAGAGAGTATGGAGATACTAATTTTATAGATATATACTTAGGTAATTTTTGGGAAGAATTAGATAATAGAAGATATGAAAAGGATTTTTAGATGTTAAAAGGACAATCAATAGAAGACTTGCTCGCTTATTTAGCAGAACTTGATGAAGACCAAGAATATATAGATTTTGATGAGTTACTTAGCCAAGCAAACAATATATTAAAAGTCTCTATGTTGGTAAATGGTGAAGAACTAGAACTGACTATTTCAGAATTGTTATTCCATGACCAAAAGGGTTATATCCAATTTAATTTTTTTGATGAGGAGAACTTCCCAACCTTTGGTAATCAACAGCTTAGTTTCAAAGAAGATATATTAAATTCTGGTGACTTACAGACATACGTAGAAAAATTAGATTTATTTTTAAGAGCTTTAGAAGAGGAACGTGAACATAGCTTTACTAATCCACTTGATAATACTACAGGTACAGTAACGTTCAAGTTGTCGGGTGTTACTGGTCGTGAAGGTGAGGACTCTTTAGGAGATTCTTTATCATCACTCAAGGAAGGAGTACAAGATTGGGTTCAAGCTGATATTACGTATATAGACGAAGATGGTGAAGAACAAACTATACGTTATGATGCTGATAGCCCTAAAGTTCCAAATGTAGTTCCAAAGTCAGGTGACGAACTAGAGGTGACCGATGAAGGATTAGTAGTTAACAGGGGTTCTAAAGACTTCTATACATCTAGAGATATACAAGTAAACGAATCTAATCAGTACACAGATGTTGAAGGAGGAATATTAAGATACCCTGAAGGTCATCCAAAAGCAGGAGAACCTATTACACCGCATTTTCGTATAGGGCAAGCTGCTGATGTATTTGAGGGATTGTCTGCACATCAAACATTTATTATACAACAACAACTTATGGAGTTAGGTATGGATATATCTAAAATTGATAACTTTACTCCAGGGGTTATTGATTTTCAATCAGCAAATAGTGAAATAAATTTCTTAGCAACAATGATGCAAAGTGCTAATGATTTACAAGCACAATTTACAAATAATGTATTTATTGATTATGATGCACCCTCTGTTATGGGACAACTTGCTCCGTATATAGAGTTCAAAAAGAGTGTAGATAGAGATATAGACGTTCCATTTGAAAAAGAATTATCTCAATATGCCTCAGAAGTATTACCTCCTACAGAAACAGAAGTAAAAGCAGCTATAGATGAACTATTCCTTTCCAAAGGACTGACTCCAACAGCACAAGATTATCAAAAGTATGGAGGTATTATTACAGGACTAAGGTCTCAAGCTGCAGCTAGAGAACTAGAGATAGAAAAAAATAAGCTTACATTAACAGATATTATGGGACTAGCACAAGGTGAATATACAGTTGGTGGAGATAAAGTAGTAAGTTATGGTGGAAAACCAGGTGCGAAACCTACTGAGTTCAAAGATGTTAGTTTTGGTGTTTCCTTACCGTCTCCTGAAGAAGCTAGAGAACAGCTAGGGAAACCATTGTTAACACCTTTTGATGTTAATGCAGAACTTGAGAAAATATTTGAAAGTCGAGAAGCTGATAGAATTTTAGGTGGACAAGAATTAATGAATAGGAAATTGCAAGCAGCACAATTTAGAAAAAACTTTATGGAATTTGAGGATGCGTTCTAATGTACGAAGAATATAACGCACAACAACTATCTGAATTTCTTGAGTTAGCAGCAAAGTATTTGGAAGATGAGGGAATGGAGTTTGTTAGTGATGAACTACACTTAGACCCTAATAATCCAGAAGATGTAGCAAAATTTATTGCTATTGCATTTGCTGAACATGGAGATTTCTCTACTAAAACAAATCCAGGTCAAGTAGCTACTAATACTCCAGGAGACAGCAATAACTCTAGGGGTCCTTGGCAAATACATATTCCTACATGGAAAAAAGTGTTAGAACAATACGATATATTTGCTAATTATGATGACATGACAATTGCTCTAGATAATCCAGAGCTTAACGCAATTGCTGCAATTATCGTTGCACAACAAGGTGCTGTTGAAAAACGAGGAGAAATGTATGACGGTATTAATAATTGGGAAACTGTTCAAGATACAAAAAAATACCCTGAAGGTCATCCACGAGCAGGGGAAAGATATATAGTTGATTCTGACCCTTACGGTATCAAGAAAGGTGGAACACCTATTTATGAAGGGACAAGTAACTTTTCTCCAGATGTACAAACTACACCACCTTTAGGTCAGGTAGAAGAAGAGACTGAGTATATCCAAGAACAAGTAGAGGGTGTTAGGAATAATAGATTGCAACCTGATATGGCATTGGACATAGACTTTATGAAAAAACAATTAAACCTGGGT